CGCACCAACTTCATCTGTATTTTCTGTAGGCACTAATGTAACCGTAAATCAATCTAGCACAATTTATGTAGCGTATTGCTTTGCAGCTATTTCAGGTTATTCTGCCGTGGGTTCTTACACAGGTAATAGTTCTGCTGATGGCCCGTTTGTATATCTTGGTTTTAGACCTAAATATATAATAATTAGAAAAACTGATACAGGAAATTATTGGGTAATTCAAGACTCTTCTAGAAGTTCTTTTAATGTTGTTGATAAATATTTAGCAGCAGATGACATACTAGCAGAAACTACAAGTTCTCAAGTAAATGTTGACTTTCTTTCAAATGGATTTAAATTAAGAAGTGCATTTGATATTGTTAATGCTGGAAGTTACATATATATGGCATTTGCAGAAAACCCCTTTAAGAATAGTAATGCTAGGTGATGAGAACTAGAAAACCTAGAATAAACTTGATTGGTTATAAAAATGAACATGGTTCTGTCATTAGAACTGACGCACCTGATAAATGGGTTATTAAATGTAATTACTGCAATAAAGAACATACTCAAAGCGCAAGAGAAATTAAAAGTAATAGCAAGTCTAGGTCTTGCGAGAAGTTTAAACCTTATAATTACACAGGTTTAGATAAACGAGATACAGTAATTAGAAATCAATATGGCATTACACTAGCAGACTATGATGCTATGCTTGAAGCACAAGACTATAAATGTGCTATATGTGGCAATGAAGATGAAGTTGAAGGCAGAAGATTAGCTATTGACCATTGTCATACTTCAGGTAAAGTTCGTGGTCTATTATGTGGAAAATGTAATAGAGGTTTAGGTTTATTTTATGACAATGATGAGTTGCTTCAAAATGCAATTCAATATCTTAAAAACGCTAACGCAAGATAACAGGAGAAAACATGGCACATTTCGCACAACTTAACGAAGAAAACCTAGTAACACAAGTGATTGTAGTTGCTAACCAAGACACAGCCGATCAAGACGGTGTAGAGAACGAAGCTATAGGCATTGAGTTCTGCACTAACTTACTTGGTGGTACTTGGAAACAAACATCTTACAATGGTAGAATCCGTAAGAACTATGCAGGTATTGGTTACAAGTATGATGAAACACTAGATGCATTTATTCCACCACAACCCTATGTTTCATGGGTATTGGATGAAACTACAGCACAATGGAAAGCACCTGTAGACTATCCTACAGATGGTGGTAGATATACATGGAATGAAGAAACACTATCTTGGGATTTAATTCCAGAGGTTGAATAATGTCTATTTTAAAGAAACTATTTGGTATAGAAGATAAACCATCTCAAGATACTATTGTAGAATCTGAAACAGTGGTAGAAACTAAAGTAGTTCCTAAAGAAGAAGTAGGTGTTCCTGCTGATGGTGACCAAGTAGTAAGAGGAGAATAACATGGACCCAGTAACAATACTAGCAGCTTTAGGGCCATTAGCAGTAGATTTAGGTAAGTCACTTATAAACAGATTTGTAGCACCTGATCAATTTAAACCTGCAACTATAGAGCAATATGCTCAGATGAAACAGATTGACCTAGAGTTCTTTAAGGTCATGAATGAAGCAGGATCAGGTAATGCATCATACCCTTGGGTAGAAGCTATTGTAAGACTCATGAGACCAGGTATTGGTCTAATTGTATTAATTACATGGGCATATATGCACATACAAGGTATTGCAACACCAGAAGTAGATAACTTTGCTAGTGCTGTAGGATTCTATTTATTTGGTGAAAGAAGTTTATTTTACATTAAAAAGAAATGAAACTTACACCTAATTTTAGTTTAGAAGAATTAACACACAGTGAAACTGCTGAACGATTAGGTCTAGACAATACTCCTAGTGAAGATGTTAAAGCTAACTTAACAAGATTAGCTAGGTTACTAGAAGATATTCGTAGAGTGTTAGGTAGACCTATAATGGTTAACTCTGCTTATAGATCTCAAGAAGTAAATAAAGCTATAGGTAGTAAACCTACAAGTCAGCATTGTATTGGTTGTGCTGCTGATATTAGAGTGCCAGGATTAACACCTGACAATATTGTTAAAGAGATACTTAAAACAAACCTTGAGTATGACCAACTTATTCGAGAGTTTGATTCATGGGTACATATATCCATTCCTAACAAGTTTGCAAATAAACCACGCAAACAAGTTCTAATCATAGATAAAGATGGTACTAGACCATATTAGTCTATGAATCTTATAACTGTTGAAACGTGTAGAGCAGTATATAGAATGCTGACTCAACTACCACCCTTTAACAAGTATGAGTTACCAAGACCTTCCGAGATAGAGTTTTTAGTTGTAGATGATCCTGGTCTATATGGTCAGTATCAACCTGAACCACACTGCATAACAATCAGTACAGCTAAACAGAGTCATTTAGAAACTTTAGAGAGAACTATGGCACATGAAATGGTGCATCTTATTTTATACCTTCAAGGTAAAAGATATGAATTACATAACAAAAACTTCTATAAACTAACATATCAAATAGCCAATATATATGGCTGGGAACCAAAGGACTTATAAATGGTACAACACCACTTAGATGAAGCAACAAAGCATGTTCTGGATGGAGCATCAATAGTCACAGTACTAGGTACTATGGCACAAGTATTACCTCCACTAGCAGCATTGTTTACTATTGTTTGGACATGTATTCGTATTTACGAAACCAAGACTGTTCAAAGAATACTAGGAAAGAAAAAGGACTAATATGGCTACTTCAGGAACAACAACATTCAGTGTTACTCGCAATGACATTATTGAGTCTTCTTTAAGACTTTTAGGTGTTCTTGAAGAAGGAGCTCAACCTACAGCTAATGCTATTGAGAATGCAAGTCTAGTTCTTAACATGATGTTAAAAGACTGGATGACAGATGGTATTAAACTATGGACAGTGGTTGAAATAACTCTTCCACTAGTAACTAATAAAACATCTTATACAATAGGCCCTGGTGCAGGAAATGATTTAATAACTAATAAACCTTTACGATTAATTCAAACTTTCTTAAGAAATTTATCAGTTAGTCCTTATATAGATTTACCTATGTCTATTCTTTCAGAACAAGAATATAATATCTTAGGTAGTAAGTTTTCTACAGGTACAGTAAATTCTGTATTTTATAAACCATCAGTATTAAATGGTACTGTTAAAGTATTCTTAACACCTAATTCAAGTACAGCTACAAACTATGAATTACATATGACTGTACAACGTCCTATTGAAGATATTACAAGTGCTAATCAAACATTTGATTTTCCATCTGAATGGTATCAATGTTTACGTTGGGGTCTAGCTTCTGAATTAGCAGCTGACTATGGTCTTCCAATGGATAAACTTGCAGGTGTTATTCAAAGAGCAGAGAACTATAAACAAAGATTAATGGCATGGGATGTGGAATATGCTTCTACATTCTTCCAACCTGATATTAGAGCACAAATACAAAGGTTTAGATAATGTCAGAAACCTTACGATTACCAATGAACTATGGGGTCGAGTTTCGTAATGATACTACAGACAAAGGTTCTAAGATGGTTAACTGCTTTGCAGAAGACTATAATGGAACTATATATGCTAAGAAAAGACCAGGCTATACATCTTCTGGTGTAGACTTTGGTACTGGTACGGCACAAGGTTTATATACATATGCTAATAGAATTTATGCAGTATTAAACAATACTCTTTATCGTACTGATTTAACTACCACTACTACAGTAGGAACACTAACAGGAACTACCACTCCTTGTTATTTTACTAATACCCTTAATGATGGATATTTGTTCTTTCAAAAAGGTGATAAAGGCTATACCTATGATGGCACAACTCTAGCTCAAGTTAGAAGTGATGGTGTAGCTTTTATCAATATTACTGCAGGTGGTACAGGATATGCATCTCCACCTACTGTAACATTTGGTCCTGAGTGGCAAGCTACTACAGCTTATAATCTTAATGATCAAGTAGCTTATGGAGCTAACTTATATACAGTAACAGTAGCTGGTACTACAGCATCTACTGCACCTACATTTACTAGTGGTTCTCAAACAGATGGAACTGCTACATTAACTTATGCAGGAAATAGAGCTACAGGAAGTTCTTCTATATCAGGTGGTATTGTAACAGATATTGTTATTACTAATGCTGGTACAGGATACTTAAATGCTCCTACAATTACTATAGCAGCACCTGGTGGTTCAGGTACACAAGCTTATGCTACTTGTACCTTAAATGGCTTTCCATCAGGTAATATAGTACCAGGTACAGCTTACTTTGATACTTATGTCTTTGTAATGACAGATGATGGTAAGATCTGGAATAGTGAACCTAATGATCCTACAAAATGGGATGCATTAAACTATATTACTGCTGAAGCAGAACCAGATAAAGGTGTAGCTTTAGCTAAACATTTTAACTATTTACTAGCTTTTGGTCAATGGTCTACAGAGTTTTTCTATGATGCTGCTCAACCAATAGGATCACCATTATTACCTAACCCTACATTCCGTATTGAGTTTGGATGTGCTAATGGTAACTCAGTAGTAGAAATGCAACAAACAGTTGTATGGGTAGCTGTAGGACGTAATACTGGTAGAACAGTTCTTATGTTAGATGGTACAAGACCTGTACAAATTTCAGATGTATCAGTAGAAAGAATACTAAACCAATCTAGTTTACAAAATGTAAGATCATACTCTTTAAAAGTATCTGGTCATTACTTCTATGTACTTAACCTATTAGATGATGATTTAACTCTTGTTTGTGATATTAAATCTAAACAATGGTCTATTTGGACATCTTATGTTAATGGGCAAGAAACTATATTAGACGGAGTATTTTTTACTTCTTATAATAATGAAGCATATGCACTTGACAATGACAACGGAGTATTGTATAATATTAGTGAGCATACTTATACTGATTTAGTTGGTCCTATCCAATTTAGAATCAGAACTCCTCTTATAGATGCTAACTCTACTAAACGTAAGTTTATTGGTAGATTAGAAATAGTAGGTGATAAGATTGGTGCTACCCTCCGAGTACGGCATACAGATGATGATTATCAAAACTGGTCTCAATACCGTAATGTTGACCTAAACGCAATGAGAAGTGTCCTTTATCAAAATGGTAACTTTAGACGAAGAGCTTATGAATATTTCTGCACAGACAACCAGCCAATTAGACTGCAAGCTTGTGAAATGGACATCGATCCCGGTACGGCATAAAGCATTATTAAAAGCCTTTGAAGGATATAAAGATTCAAGAAAGTGTTCTTTTGAACAGTTTTGTGAAAGAGTTAGAAATTTTAGTATTATTCCTGTAGAGAATAAAAATGGTATTGTTGGAGCTATTATGATTCGTAAGAATGAATTCCACATATCAGTTACTGAACCTTTTAATATGC